GGATCTCTATCCCAATGGATAAACTCCTAAAATAATTTCCTTCCCAAAAAAATCCCTCTCTTCTATTTATAAAAGTATGGGGGATAAATCGATGATTTCATTTGAGCTTTTTGGTGATCCAGTTAAAAATCGAGATCAATTGATATGGCAGCTAAAAAGTTCCTGGATTGGAAAAGAACTTTTAAGGATTCCTGTTTCGCTTCACATCGGCGTAGGAATTAAAATACCTCAAAAGTTCGGGAAAAGAAAAAGACTGGAAGCAGTCAATCATTTGATAAAACCAATTGACAATTTCAATATATTTAAAGCACTTGAAAAATATTGTCAACTTCTAGAAAATGTTATAGTTTTTAATAAACAACAGTTTTATAAAACTTCCATTGAAAAGTTTTATTCCAAAGAACCAAAGGTAAACGTTTATCTTGTCCCACAAATCCATGAAAGCCACTCTTACTCAACTGAAGGAAGCCTATGAGCGCATGGGAAATGTATGGAAGGTTGCCGAAGAATTTGGAATGTGTGGCCAAGCTGTTTGGGAAAGGCTAAAAAGGAACGGATTACTTCACCCTGTTCGACGCTTTACTAAAGAAGAAGATCAAATAATAAGAGAAACATATGCCAAAGGATTTACAAGCGGAGACGGAACAATCAATGAACTCGTTATCGTTCTTAAAAGAGATCGACATTGCATTTGCAGGTATGCAAGGAAAAAAGGAATGACCATACCAACACGAAAATCCCATTCTTCTTTGAAAAACACCTTTTCTAAAATTAAAAAAGATTGGCATGACGAAAACGAACATCCTCGCGGAATGTTAGGAAAAACGCATTCGGAAGAATATAGCCGAGAATGCGGACGAAGAGCTGCTCAATGGTATTTGACCGCGACTGAATATCAAAAATACACTCGAAACGTTAAAATGCTAAAAACAAAATTGGCTAAATATGGGACGATTGCTCCTCAACTTGTAAACATTAAAACAAGCTGGAAACAAGGATGGAGAGAAATAGGAGGGAAAAGAAAGTATTTCAGATCCAGATGGGAAGCCAATTACGCTCGATATTTAGAATTTTTAAAACAAAACGGCGAAATTAAAGATTGGTTTCACGAACCAGAAACCTTTTGGTTTCCTTCGATTGAAAGAGGAGCTGTATCCTATCTTCCAGATTTTAAAATACTAAATAATGATGAGAGTCATTATTGGGTTGAAGTGAAAGGATATATGTGCCCTAGAAGCAAAACGAAAATCAAAAGATTCAAGAAATACTTCCGCCAAGAAAGACTTGAATTAGTCGAGGCTCCTTGGTTTAAAAATAACGCTCCACGGCTGAGAGGATTTATCCAGGGATGGGAAGTATGAAAATTGTGCAAGAGAGAGTAGATAAAGAAGAATTTTTGGAGCTGTGCATAACGCCCCACGAATATACCCTCCTGAAAGAATATATGATAATCTCAAAAAAATGCTCCATTAAGGGAGAGGCCACCAACGTAGGAATAAAACTGGAGCTGCATGAAAACTTATATGATGAATAGGGTAAGCAAAGTGTTCGATTACATTTTCAAAAAGGACCCAAATTTACAAAAAATGCCTTTACGTATTGTGAGAAAAAATGTCAATGTTGACGCCAATTTACAGCAAATTTTCTTGCACAAGTTTCTTCATAGGGGAAATAAAAAATGACAAGTTTGTTTTATACAACATAATCGCGTTTATCAGACCATCACCTAAAAAAGGGGATAAAGATTAATCCATTTAACAACCTTGAAACATTCGCTGCAGAAATAGGAGGTGTCTTTTCCTCTGGAAATATTGAAGCCATTCCATATAATCACTGGAAAAAAGATTGTGAGTGGCTTGTTTTGATTTTAGATCCTCCAGGCAACGCAGCTTTCGTCCCTGTTACTGCTTTAACAGCGCGTGAGGCGTGTACACAAGCAATTTACGAATATACTCTCACCAACCTGGAGGAGAAGTGAAATATTACTCTCAGGCCTTGACACTTGTTTTGATCTCTTATTATAATCTTGCCCATTCTCACTTAGTGGATATTCACATTCCCACCTCGGAGGAAACGGCTATGATAGAAAGAGTAGAAAAAGAAATCGAGTGCGACAAGGCTGAAGATACTCTAGCGGACGAAGACTCTTCTTTCGAAGATCAGCTGGAAGCTATTCGGGTATTAATGGAAAATGGGAAATTGGCTTAATGGGAATCTTTACGCTAATCAAAATGATTTGGGACTGGAAGTTCACCCTGTTTTAACAAAAAAATAATTCAGGCATACATTTCCAGTCTGACATTTTCTCAATCACCATCCATACCGATGCTATCGCAAAAAATGCTACAAATACCCATACCAATAATCTGAATCCGTCGTTTTCTTTCCACAATGCTCTCATGTTTCCTCCTTAAAAATAAATAGGATATCTCTTAAAAGAGCCTCCGCAGTTATATCGTCTGGCTTTGCTTCCCACATAGCTTTCAATACTTTTGTACATCCCAATATAAAAAGGACTGGGGGATAATCTTTTTCGTTGCCGAATTCCATTATTTCTTCAGCAATTTCTAAACTCTTTTCTTTTATTTCCTTATCCATTTGTCAAAAAGTTTCCAAATAATTATTCTTGTGGTAAGAGTAAAGTAACCGTACCACAAAAAAGGATTTATGGCAGCTCCAAAAGGAAATCAATCAGCCAAAAAATTAAAAACCCCTGAATTAAAAAAAGAGGCTTACACACAATATTGTGCGTGGATCGCTCTTGGCAACTCAAAAGAGGCATGGACATTTAAACATCCCGATTTATCTTTAACCTCTAAAACAATGGAAAAATACATACGCGAAAGCGCAGTTGATTTTCCTCCTATACACAAGGAACTAGCTGAAGCAGAGAGTTTAAAGATATGGGAAGATCGTGGTTTGTCTATGATGTTAGGACAACTAGAAAAATGCCAGCCTGCTATTTTTCAGATGTTTATGAGAAATAAATTCGGATGGGATAAAGAAAGTTATGGAAATAAAGACACACATGAGCCATTAATTAGCAGAATGGCAAAAAAATGGAGGGGACAAAGTGACTGAAGAAGTAACACAAGAAAAAGAAAAGATTTTTTCCGAGGAAGAAATTCATGAAATGTTTGACACATCATTTCTTCCCAAGCTGCAGGAATTTGCGAAGCGCGCGAAAGATAAATTATATAAGGAAAAAGTCCCTGTATATTTTCACGTACAAATGAAACTCAAGTTTTCCGATTTAGACTCGTCTCTTACCTATGAAAGCATTAAAGCCGATACAGATCTCAAGCTTTTGCCCGTATTCCAAGAAGATATAGACAGAGCTGCTGAAGAGGCTAAAAAAGCCGAAGAGGAAAAGAAAAATGAAGTTCCTAAAGAAGATTAGACAATTATTTCACTGTTCTCATTGTAGCGAAAAGATGAAGAAACTCGAAAAAGAGGCTGTTTATTGGAAAGAAAAAGCACTGAATTTCAGGAAATATCACCAGTGAATAACGAAGAAATAATGGGGGAGTGTCTAGCTGCTAATAAACGATCTTATAAGCGGGCTTATGACATAGCTAAAGAGACTAAAACGGCCCTCATTTTTGAGAGGGACGGGAAGCTCATAGAGATTTATCCTCATCTGGAAGAGGAAAAAGAAAAAGCCGCCCCACTTGAGACGGCAACCTAAGCACCAGACCGTAATCTGATATGTTCGTAAGAATCATAAAATTATTTAGGTATATATGTCAATATGTGGTGAGCCTTCTCCTCTTCAAATTCGCTCTTTCAAAGAATCTAATGCCAAGATAAATATCTGGGAAGGAGCCGTGCGCTCGGGTAAAACCTACATTTCTCTTTGGCGCTTCCTTACAGAACTAGCCGAAGGACCCGAAGGGGAATACGTAATGATTTCCCGCACCTACGACTCGTTCAAACGCAATGTCCTTCCCGAGCTCACGGCAATGATTGGAGCCGATGCGAAATATTATAAGGGCAATCGCGAATTAAATATATGGGGAAAGAAAATTCACATTGTAGGAGCGGATGATGAAAGAGCAGAGACCAAGATTAGAGGACCCACCTTTTCAGGAGCATATGTTGACGAAATCACCATTATCCCTGAGTCAGTATTTAGAATGCTTATCTCTCGATGTGCAATGCGCGGAGCTAAAATCTTTGGAACAACAAACCCTGATTCGCCTTATCACTGGCTTAAAAAAGATTTCCTAACTGATAACCCCGACGTTAAATCATGGCAATTTAAATTAGATGATAATCCCGAGCTAGTGGAAGATGATAAAGAATACTTGAAGCGCCAATATAAAGGATTGTGGTATCAGAGATTTATAGAGGGTAAGTGGGTCCAAGCGGAGGGATCTATCTATGATTACTTTGATGAAAAACTTCATGTTATCGATTTTGCTCCTTCCTATACGAGTAGTTACATTGTCGGCGTTGACTACGGCACGACTAATCCATGCGCTTTTGTGCTTATTGGGCATGATCCTAATCGCTTTCCCAATTTTTGGGTGGAATCTGAGTATTATTTTGATTCACGAGTTGCGCAACGTCAAAAAACGGATACAGAGTACGCAGACGACCTCCAAAAGTTCTTAGAAGGCCATCCTATTAAGGCGATCTATTTAGACCCTTCAGCAGTCTCATTTCGCATGGAATTGCAGAAACAGGGCGTGACAAATCTTTATGAGGCCGACAACCAAGTCTTAGATGGAATTCGCTTCGTCTCAAAGCTTCTTAACAACGGAACGCTTAAAATCTGTAGGTCATGTAAAAATGTCATCAAAGAGTTCCAGTCCTACGTTTGGGATGATAAAAGTGCTCTTACAGGGGTTGATAAACCAAAGAAACAGAACGACCATTGTTTAGATTCAATACGTTACGCCCTTTTTTCTCACTTATTTGGAAAAGACGGACAAAGACTGACCGCACAAGACATCGACCGCATGGAAATGGAGGCCAGAGGAGGAGGGGGGCCTAATCTTCCTCGGTTCTTTCAAGATGGTGATTTTGGGATGCGCTGAAAATAAGAGTGATAAAATCATTTTTCATATTTTCCTGTAATTCTTAAATTTTCTAAAGTTTCTTCGCTCAGCCTTTAGCTTTTTCGGTAAACATCTTTTCGATGATCCACTTCATAAATTATAACATACATCTTGTCACCATGCGGCTCATAAATAATTCTATACCTACCAACTCGTGCAGAATAGCTTCCTTCCTTTTTTTTCAACTTTTTTCCTGCAGTAAATGGCTCATGGGCGATCTGGTCTAACTTGGCTTCAATCTTTGGCCGATAGGCCTTTGGAATCTGGGCGTAGGCTTTGTAATAAGATTTATCAAACTGAAGTTTATACATCCCATCGGGCCAGCTTTTTCATTTCCTCCCAACTCACAAAGTCTGCAGGGGCAGCTTCGGCGATGTGTTTTTCAAGTCTGTCGGCCCAAAGATTGTCTTCTTCTTCTTCGATGGCCTCAATTATTTTCTGGGTACAGAAATCTTTCATGGTTGTGTTAAGTTTGTGGCACATTAATTTTAAATAACCATATTCTTCATATGGGAAATCGAAATTGAGTCGTTTTGTTTGAGGCATTCGCCCCTCCTTTTTTCCTTACATTATACTCAAATGAAGCTTTGAGTAAAGAGGTTTCGGAGTTTTGGGATGCGCTAGTTTTCTTTTGAGTCGTAAATCCCTTATATGCTATTCGCCGGTTTATATCGAATTCCTCATCGACCTAAGCATCTCTTTAGTGATCCCGTGCTGGCCCGTGAAGTCAGAAAAATTATGAAATTTTTGGGTACGACGCAAAGTAGGTCTACAATTTTGTATAAATTCCTGAAAAGTAAGCACGGACGATCTCTTCAGTTTCTTTTGAGGGGGTTCCTCAGGTGTATATGGATGATAATAAGTTGTCACATCGGTACTAGTTAGTGGGCCTGTCATTTTTTCTCCTTTTCACAAAATAATTCTCACGATACGATTTACTGGTTCATAATATTCATTTACATATGAGGCATTTACGAAAATAGTGGGGTAAAAAGAAAGCCCTTCCTGTGAATGATATTCCTCATATCCTTCGTGAATGTGGCCACATACATGGAGTTTAGGCTTTAATTTAGCAATCCTGTCCTGAAGAGTCGAGCTGCCACACATGGTCCCGTCTTGGAGTTGGTCTAAGCACCCGTGCATAGGGGAATGGGTGATAAGGACATCCGTTTCAGGAGGAATCAACTCCCATTTCTCCCCCAACTCCTCATCCGTCTCCATTGTAAACGCTTTACATCTTGGGTTCATCCCCCGAAAAGTTTTAGTCCACGGGGAGCCCCATATCTTTAATCCCTCGAATTCTGTTCCGGAATCGCAGAGATAGTCCCAAATGGGGCAGTCTAATATTTTCGGGGTATTCTCTACCATTACGTCGTGGTTTCCCGCAATGAGAACTTTCTTTTTATAGCGCTGCTTGTCTAACCACAACCCAAATTCAATGTACTGGTCTGATCTATCATTAGATGTATAATCGCCGCCAAGAATTAAAAGGTCTCCCCCTTCTAATTCAGGAAAATTCCCGTGAAGATCGGATATACAATCAATTATCATTTGTTTCCTGAAGGAGGATGGGGTAAAGGCATCCAAAAGGTGATATCTTCTAAAATATAAGGATCGTCGTATTCTTGACTAATAAACCAATCCCAATCTTCTTTATTTTCTTCGAATTCATACCTTTGGGCCATATAAATACTTCCCCGGCAATAGGAGGGATGACAAAATACTAAGACGGACTCGGAGCATTCCCCGTTTTCTAAAATAGGGGGGAGTTTGTCTTTAACACTAATCCACTTCATCTTTCTCCCTAGTCAGGAGTATCATATCTTTTTTCTCAAGCAATCTTTGCAAACAGGTTCTGAATGTAAAGCAAACATAGCATCTAGAAGGGCTTTTTTTTCTTTACAGATAGGGCATCTTTCTTTCTTGGGTAAAGTCTCACGGCGCCTATCCCAGCATCCTTCACATACAGGAAGCGGGTCTAAGTCAAACTCAGAGTCGTGAAGCTCCTTTTTTTCTTTGCATATCGGACATATTCCCTCTATTGCAGACCCGCTTTCAGTCATTTATTCCAAATCACCCAGCTTGAATTTTTGCATTTATCGCATTTCCCTAACATTAGATTCAATTTCCAGAGAGCGACGTTCTTCGTTCCGGATGATATTCTACATTCGACGCACAGTTTTTGGCTCCTCTTTTTTCGACAAGAACGAGATAATACTGTGGATTTGTTGTTAATGTATTTTCCCAACACCCCTCGCATTTTCCAGCATCGTAGACAGAGTGAGCATTTTTGGGAAGGTCGATATGGAAAAAGTCTATGCAATCCTTACAGAGTTTATTCATCTTTTTCCTCGGGAAGCGCAGGCAGCTCCATCCAATGGGTTACTTCTCCATTTATCGGAAGATCCACGGGCCCAAAATCAGAGCCACAACACTTCCATTCTCCATTAAGAAAAATAGCAAGTAGGGGGGTTCGAATGGTAAAAATTTCACCGCCCGTTTTGCAAACCACTAATTTAAACTTACTTATCCCGGGAAGGCGGTCTTCAACACTAATCCACATCTTTTTTTTCCTGCATTTTTATAACTTGATCTTGAAGTTCTGTGAGCAATGAAAATATAGCCCTGCATCTACGATCCGTAGAATTTCTGAGCTTTTCCAATTCGGCATATAAATAATATTCACCGTTATTTTTCTCAAAAAGATTTAATTGTTCCATAGTCTTTCCTCCATTTGAGAAAGAGAATAAATAAATGCGGGAAAAAAGAAAAGAAACATTTTTCGGCTTTCTTTTGATTGAAATAGGTGAAACAGGTATTGTAAAGTAAATATTTTAACTCTATAAAAAGGCCATATGTCCCTATTTCCTCAACTTTCTGACTCCTATTACGTAGACAATGATCACAACCTCCTAAAATTGATGGATCATACTTACGCTAAGAATATTACGATAAATATGAGCTTTTGGTCGGAAGCCGAAATCGATAATCGTTTCAAAGTGGGTGACCAGACTCTTTGGAATGATATTTATGGAAACTTACCTTCATTTCGAAAACGTCAATTTAATTTCAATCGCATTAGACGCATTGTAAATATGATTTCTGGTCATCAGAGACAGCATAGGAAGTCGACAGTTGTGGTTCCAATTGAAGGAAGCGACCAGGACACCTCTGATCAATTCTCAAAGCTGATGTATCATGTTAATGCAAATGGAAATGTTTTGCACACGATTTCAGAGGCGTTTGAAGGAGCCGTTACGACCGGCATGAACCTTCTCTCAGTCTGGATGGATTACCGGAAAGATCCCGTAAATGGCGATGTTTGTGTCGACAATGTAAATTACAACGCATATTTAATCGATCCGTTTTTTAAAAAGATGGATCTCTCGGATTGCAATTCTCTTTGGACAAGAAAGTATTTATCCCGAACACAGGCAATGGCGCTTCTTCCAGGAAGAGAGGATGAGATCAAAGACTTTAGCGGATGGGGTAATAGAGACGGCAAATTCCAATTCATGCCTGAGGCATATAATTATGGGATGCAGGATTTATTGATTTATGATGAGTTTTGGTATCTAGATTCACGTAGACAAAAGATGCTAGTCGATGGGGAAACCGGCGAAACAATGGAATGGCGAGGGAATGATGAAGACTTGGGAGAATTCCTTCGATTTTATCCTAAAATTATCACTACAGATGTAGAAGTTCCCACGGTAAAGCTAGCTATCGTCTTGCAGGGGAAAGTAATGTACAACGGCCCCAATCCCCTCGGAACCGACCAATATCCTTTCGTTCCTGTTTGGGGATATTACGAACCACAAGTTCCTGAATTTCCCTGGCGCATACAGGGAGTAGTGCGCGGAATTCGGGATGCCCAGTATTTGTATAACCGACGAAGAATTATTGAATTAGACATTCTAGAGTCCCAGGTTAATTCAGGATATATATATAAAGAGAACGCATTAGTTAATCCCAAAGATATTTTCTTGCAAGGTCAGGGTCGCGGGCTGGCTGTTAAAGCTGAAGCTTCCATAGAAGATGTTCGTAAAATTGAACCTGGTAATGTTCCCTCTTCTATGATCCAATTGTCGGAATTGCTTGGAAAAGAAATGGCTGAGGTTTCCGGCGTGAACGAGGAATTGCTTGGGAGTGCAGATGACGATAAAGCCGGAGTTCTTTCTATGCTTCGGCAGGGCGCAGGCCTAACAACTCTTCAAATCCTTTTCGATAATCTAGACAATGCGCAGAAACTTCTTGGAAATTTAACCCTTCGACTTATTCAACAAAACTGGACGCCTGGAAAAATTCAAAGAATAACAAACGAAGAACCTTCTCCGCAATTTTACAATAGAGCGTTTGGAAAATACGACGCAGTAATTGAAGAGGGTTTAAATACCACAACTCAAAAACAATTGCAATTGAGACAGCTGCTTGAACTTAGAGAAATCGGAGTTGAAATTCCCTCTAAAATTCTTGTGGAATCTTCTACTATACAAAATAAAAAGGAGCTTACAGATGCCCTCGATCAGCAAGAACAACAACAAGCTCAAAGCCAGCAGCAGCAGCAAGCGGTCCAACTCGAAGTGCTCAAAGCACAAATCGAGGACCTTAAGGCGAAAGCAATGGCAAACGAAGGCCTCGGCGTTGAAAGGGCGTCCAGGGTTGATGAAAACAGAGCCCTTGCTATCGAAAGGATTGCTGAAGCTCAGAAAGATCGCGATCTGGGTACACTTGATCGTATTAAAGCAGTTAAAGAACTTACAGACATTGATCTCAACCAACTCGGAAAAGCACTCGATATTATTCGTGCCATCCAAGAAACCCAAGCTACAGAAGCTAAAGAAAGCACGGATGCGGCGCTCGGCAAGACCGAGGAACAAGCTCGGCCAGTTCGTGAAGAAGAAAAAATAGCAGAACAACCTGCAGCAGTATAAAAAAATTATTTAAATATTTCTTTATCGTGTATGGTAAAGAAAAATGGCCCAAAACAGGAGATTCCAATGGGAAAGAAAAAATATATGAAAGAAGGTGGCGGCGGTAAAGGTTTTGTAACGGGACACGCCCCAGATATAGGCCGGAATGATCATGCCGGAATGCCTTCAGAAAAAGTGATGGCTAGTTATCCACCAAATCGCGCCATGAAAGGCGGTTACTTGGATGATACCATGAGCGATATAGACGCTGTACAATCTCAAGGAGACAAAGCCCGCTATTCTAATATGTCTAACCAAAAATAATTGGTATTTCAATGGTAATGTTGAGACCGCCTGGAAAGGCATATAAGATCGCTAAGAAGGTATTAAAAGAAAAAGGGGTAAAGGTCCCAAAGCGTAAAGTTATTCAAAAAACAACGCAGAAGGGGCCTTACCTCCTACATTAGAGGTAACGTGGCAACTAAAAGAAAATATTCTCCTAAGGCAGAAAAGAAAATAAAAACTGTGATGGAAGAATTCGGAAAGAAAAAATTACATTCTGGTTCCAAGAAAGGGCCTGTGGTAAAGGACAGAAAAATGGCCCTTGCGATTGGAATTTCAGAGGCGCGGCGAAGAGGTTTAAAAGCTGGCAAGAAAAGAGCAAAAAGTTAAAAAAGGAAAGAAAAAATGAATATTTTAGATTTTTGGTTTACATGTTTAGCATGTTTTATTGGGGCGGCTGGTTTTCAAGCAGTAATGCTCCTATTTCGCACAAAAAAATGAAGAAAAAAATAGCAAAAAAAAGCACTGTTAGTATTGCCAAGGGAGTAAGAATTGCGCGAGGAAAAGAATCTCAACTCCAAAAAAAAGCCGGTGGCTCCAACGTCGGAAGATACAAAAAAGTTAAAAAGACTGATTTTGCAGGTCCTTCTGGCTCTGCTCCTAGGGGCTCTTACCCTATTAATACTAAAAAGCGTGCGAGAGCTGCTTTAGCATATGCTCACAATGCGCCTAATCCAGCGGGTATAAAAGCTGCAGTACGAAGGAAATATCCTTCCCTAAAAAAGGGGAAATAAAATGAAAACTATATTAATAATATTGCCTATATTTTTTTTAACGGCATGTGGCTCTAAATTTTTAGAGAAAAGATTCGATCAAACTTTCCTGAGTCCAACTCAAAAAGAAGCAGTAGAGGAAATTAGAGACGCCGCTATTCGATTCGGGCCAGGACCTGGCGATACTGAAGAAAAAGAAGTTACACTACCAGAAAAAGAAATAGTAGAAGAAAATACCGGCTGGTGGTAATACATCATTAATGGATAAAAAATATTCTTACGACCGTTTCGGGGCTACAGGGATGCGTGTAGGCCAAGCTGTCCATGACATCATTTCGAAAGAACAGCCAAATTATACTGCAGAAGAAATTTTAGACGAAATGGGCAAAGGCATTGTCGCCTATATTCAAGAAGCTGCCGAGAAGGGCTGTAAAGAATATAAGAAGACTTTTTTTATTCTGCACTTATTTAAAAAGCAATTAGGCAATCTAGGCGTGGAAAATGCCATGCTTCAGAAGGCGATGTGTTTTCCTGAGAGAAAATGGCTGCCGCATGAAGTAATGAATGTACATCCTAATTCTGCGAAATCACTTTATGAAGTTGATCCTAAACATGGCCTTGTCAAATTAATTTGGACTGTTCCAGGATGGGAAGATTGCAAATCTATACTAAAAAATCCGAATCTTTATGATCCGGATTTAGTAGGTTGGGTGAAAGAAGCTTCAACCCCTTTTCACTCTAAGAGAGACTGATTATCGGTCCATATTTCAACTTTCGCTTCTTGAGCAGCTTCTTTTAGAAAGCTCAATTGCTCAATGATTATTGAATGATTTTCATTAAGTTCAAGTAAAACGTTATAAATCTTTTCAAGATATGCCGGAATTTCCTCCATTACACCCTCCTCGTCGGGAAGGGGGTAAAATCTGTCAGCAGAAAATACCAAACTCATTGTTCCTAGAATAAATAAAATCATTATCTTTTTCATCAAAATCCCCATTTAAATATAATTTCGGTTCCAATTTCTTTGTAACATTCTTGAAAAGTTTGTGAGTAATTTGTTTCTAAATCAATATATAACTTGTCTTTCCAGTGGGAACTGAGCCCTATCTTCCCACGAAATCCATAAGGGTTGGAATAAGACTGGCCCCAAAAAGTATTGGATTCATGAATGATAAGAGCATTATGTAAGTCACGCAAAATGGATCCTTCAATTTGGAGTTGGAAAATCTTCGAAAATCTTTTTTCCCAGCCTACACCTGCCGCAAGAGAGCTTTTAGAGATAAAAGTATTCTGACTATTATATTGTTTTATATTGTGAGAAGAATACCTAGTAGAAACAATCGGATAAAGATATTGATCTTCGAGTAAAGGGAATCGAAAGAACAGAGTGTTTTCTGTTTCAATCAACACCTCTTTGCCCTTCAGGCTATTTAATGCCGAAAGTTTTACATTTAAACCATTGTCTTTCTGAAAAGAATACTGAAATCCCATTCCGTAAGTTTTATAAGTGTAATTTTCTTCTTTGTGATAACGATAAAATGCTTTTGGTGAAAAGCAATGTTTATATGTTTTCTCTTCTTGAGCAACACACACAGAAGTGGCTGCTATTAAAGCAGCGCCAAGTAATTTTTTCATGTTTTTCTCCCCTTAAAGAACATTTTAACTATCCAGGAATTCTGTCAACGTTGTCAAGATTTAAAAAAAAATTTTGACATATTATATTTGAGAGGTTATCAATAAATTAATTGAACCCAGGTTCGTTTCCGTACGTTACTCGGACTGGGCTCATGTAACAACTTATAGGTGTAATGGGTCTCACCAACCAAAGGAGTGCCAATGTCTGAAGAAGCAAATGTGAGTGTAGAAGAGGAAACTCTTCAAGGCGACGCTCAAGCCAGCGAATCAGTTAATGAGCATAACGACGTTTCAAAAGAAGAACAGGAATCTCAGCAACGTAAGCGCAATGATGCTGAATATAACTGGGCGGAAGTGAGACGGCAGATGCGGGAAAAAGATCAGCAAATTGAGGAATTAGGAAAACAATTCTCAGAGATGGCTAAACGGAGCCCTCCTCCAGAGGAGGTCGACGAACTAGCAAATCTCGCCGAAGATGACATCTTAACAGTCGCGCAGGCCAAGAAGCTTGCGAAAAAAATGGCGAGAAGTGTCACGGAAGAAGTAATAAAAGAACGCGATGCAGCAACCGTCGATGAAAGAGTTCAACTTAAATTTTCAGATTATGCTGACGTTGTAACAAAAGAAAATATAGAGCTTTTGAAACAAACAGAGCCAGAACTTGCTCAATCCCTATATCACATGCCTGACCCTTATAGTCAGGCAGTGGCTGCCTATAAGTTGCTTAAAAAAGTAGCGATCCCTGGAGAAAGTTCCATGTCTCTTGAAAAAAAGAAGGCCATGGAAAATTCCCAAAAACCGTTATCGGTTAATGCCGTTACTAAACAAAGCGCTATAGGTAATGCTCACTTGTTTGAGAATGGTCTCACCAAAGATCTGAAGAAACAGCTTTGGTCTGAGATGCAACAAGCAATGAAGTCGGGTTAGAGTAGTTTTTGGCGTAACATAAAAGGAAATTGCTTATGTCTATTACGACATCATCAGTCCTTCCAGCGCCAGTTCAACAGTCGTTCAGCTTTAAGCTGCTCTCTGTGCCGGTACCTTACATGATCCATAAGATCCCAGCTGATCTTAAGGCCATGCCAAGAAACGCAAGAAACGGCGGAACTACGTTGAGAATGAGACGTTACAATCCTTTGGCCACCGCACCGGTGCCTTTAGGAAATAGTGGAGTTACACCTCCCCCACAACAATTAACTGCGATTAATATCGATGCGCAGATGGATTTTTACGGAACGTATATCCTACTGAATGAACAGGTTACGCTCCAAAATCAGGACCCGGTCCTCAATGAGGCAGCCCAACGGCTTGGCGTGTCCCTTAACGTCATGGGGGACAATAAACTTGATCTGAATAACTGGGAAAACCTAAAGGCAGCATAGCCCATGGCAACCCGAGGGAACTTGATTATTTTAAACACCTTTTTTGTTGAGTTTATGAACCTCTTCGATAAGAGATTCTCGTTTGGCCAAAATGGAAGTCATCCTTTCTTTGAAAATCAAAGAATGACGATCTCCACCGTTGTCCAAAATAGTCTTTTGGAACTCCATAAGCAACTCACAAACCTTTTTCTTCCTAGTGCGAAGAAAAGGATGAATTTTTTCAATAACTTTAAAAAGAGACTCAGATTGAAGAGACCAAATAGCAACAGCTCTCTTCCGTTGGGTTTTATCAGAGAAAGAAATATTTCCCCCAAGTCTATCCATCAACCATGGAAAGATTGGGAAACGAGTGTTTCCAATTTCCAAAGAAGAATTATAAACTTTGTTGGGTCTATTTTTTGGTTTCCAGGACTTTATTCTAAATGTTCCTTCGGACTCAATAAGACCAGCCAAATAAGCAAAGTCGGCTTCGGAAGGGGTTATGGATGGTCCAATATTCTTAATTCTTTCGATATTTTCTTTGGTGACCAAATCACTCATTTTATTTCTCCGGTTATTGTTAATAATTTCAAGACGGTGTTCATAGGTTTGATTGCCAACCTTCTGGAAATTAGATTGACGGATAGATTGAATAAGAGTCAGCACCTGAGTGCATTGAAATTCTTTATCAATCAAAAAATTGGCTATTTTAGTGCAAAAGTCAGCGCACGATTTGAGAACCCAGCAATAAGGGGTCTTATGTCCCGGTCTTGTGGGCTTTTCAGAAATATAGCCTCCGTAGGGAAGAAAGCTTTCAAGGTTTTCTCTTTCGACGGAAAGAACTTGGATACTATATTCAAAAACAATTATTTCTTTATTTTTTTGAAGAGTAGTACCCAAATAAAAACATCCATCTCCATCTATATATCCAGCAAGGTAAGCAAATTCTGTAGGCATGATATACATGTTACAGACAAACTGAATAAATGTCAAGACCCGCAGAGACTAAGCGATCAAGATGCTAAAAAACAGGCATATGCGATAGTCCGACCCTATAGGAAACTATGGGAGAGAGGAATAACAAGACTCTCCGCCATGGGGCTATTATTAGTTCCTATGGTCATAAAAGTAACAGATAGCAGGCAAACAGAGGACCAGTTGATGAGAGATATGCTCTCTTCTACAGCCTCATTCATCAACTGTGTTGGTGGAACAAACGGTGACAACCCAACAGAGATTACTCGTTCAGATGTGGATGTAGTCGTTCGCACTTTACGCGGCAACAATGCGTATAGCTTTTTGTCAGGAGTCGAAGGGGAAGATAAATTCGGAACCGCTCCAGTCAGAGATGCATATTTCGGATTGGGAAACACAGATCTCATTGGTCAATTAGACAATGTAGCAGGATTCATAAACAATAGTGTGAATGTAAAATTTTCTCTGATTGACTCGGAAACCCGATGGGGCGACGAGGGGCAAGCGAAAGCAGCCTGAGAGACTGAGCGAGAAAACGTCTAATAGACGATGCAACAGTCCGAACCATGAATATAAATGAAATCATGGAGGAAGAGTTGAAGCGCTTTTCCCGCCTAGGGAACTAGGTCAGTAGGTGTAGAAGCCGAAAGTAACAGAATGACAAAAGTGGAACTATTTCAATAGTGGTAGTTCTAAAACCGTCGATAATTATCAAGGACACCTAAAGGCTGCATAGCCCATGGCAACTTGAAGGAAGATTGTTAAAGTGAGTTTAAATGTTTAATTTGACAAATAATTTCTCTAATTTTGTTGATATCATCGAAAGAATAAGACTGCTCTCTTGTTTTGAATTCTTTTATTCGAAAGTACTCAATCATAAGTTTGCATTGCTCTTTCTTTATAACAAGAAAGGGGAGAAGTTTTTCGCACAAATTAAACGAGTCTTTTTGTCTACATACCCATTTCCAAACGGGATATTTGCATCCTTTATATTGAGAAATGCTTCCATTTATTCTTTGTTGAACAAAATGAATAGCTTCTCCATGGGTATTAAAAATTCCTATCCAGGAATTAAAAATTTGATTGCCAGAAGTTCCTTTATATTCATAAATACAAAGGTTCCCATCTCCATCCAAAAATCCTGCGAGCCATTCATAAAAAGAATTATCAGGAATTATAGAGGGAGAGAAATCAAAATGGCTTTTGGTGAGCGGCAAAGGAATTTTAAGATTAGCCAATTGATGGGAGATCTCTTTTCGGGACTCTTTTCTCATTTTTCTGGGGAGTTCCAAATAATCTTTAATTCTTTGAAGTTGAGGAGTTTTTATAACAGTAAAAGGAAGGATATGTTCAATAAAATTAAACATTTCTTTGGTATTGGTCACTATCGCCCATTCCCAGCTTCTTTTTTTGTTATTCCTTTTATGTTCATAAATCTTTCCTCCCAGGAAAGATTGCAAGGATTCGATGATTGGGGAATGAGTAATTTCAATTCCAATTCTAAAATGTCCTGTAGGAACAAGGGAAACATATCCCTCAGCATCGAAGAGCCCAGCAAAATATCTCATAAATACTCACAAATGTTTTGTAAGGTTCCATTTTACAAGACTAAACAATTACCTGCAACGACTAAATTCGATGGACTGAGGATAAGCTCCTCGGTATGCCATAGTCTGATCTGCATGGAAACATGCAGAGGGAGATCCGAAGAGGTTTCCCCGCCACATAAGTGGTCAGTAGGTGTAGAAACCGAAAGTAACAGAATGCCTAATCAACAGTCTACATTAGATGCTGAATGGGGAACTGTAGCCAACATTAGATTCTTACTATCTAGTATTGGATCAACAACTGCGAATGCCTCTCTTTTAGGTGCAACTGTATACAACATTTTTGTTTGTGGCCGCGAAGCTTTTGCCGCTATTGAACAAGATGGATACAGTTCTCAATTCATCTATCGTCCACCAATTTATGATGGACCTTTAGCTCTGAACGCATCAGTGGGATATAAATTCGCTGAAGTACCACGTATCTTGAACGACCAATGGGTCTTTAACCTGCGTTGTACGCTAGCATAAGGAGGCAAAAAAGATGAGTACACCAATTAGTGCCCAAATAACTGGCACATTTACTTCAACAGGAGTAATTGAAAATATTACTCTACCATCAGGTTACACTGAATTTGAGATGGTTAACATCACTGATATCGGTTCTGCAGCAGCAAATACAAATGTAATGCGTGCTACAGGGACTTCGTCAATGGCTGCGGGGTCTGCTTATTATAACCCCAAAACCAATGGAGCTGCCACTAACGCGCTGGAAGTTACTACAGCAACAGGCGGTTTTACGTTTGTTGATGACAGTGCGTCTGAAGCTTTAGGCGCTGCTAATAGCACTATTACAGCGGTATCCAATGCTTCTCCATCAATCGTATCCCTAACATCTACTGCAGGACTTTCTGCAAATGATGTTGTACGTCTTTTTGGTACAACTGGAGCACTCCAGGTAGCTGGGATAGATTATACAATCGACACGATTGTAGCTAATACAACGTTCAACTTAGCGTTTATGGGAACAGCTCCTGGTTCAGCCGGTACAGCTGGTACAATCAGAAGAGTCCCTTTCGACCCTCGTTTCTATCCTAGAAATAGAGTGATTACAGCTATTACAGCTGCAGCGAGCGCTGTTATAACGCTTTCAGTAACACATGGGTTTACTGCTGGCCAAGCCGTTCGCTTTAAAGTTCCAAGTGATTGGGGAATGATCGAAATGGACAACCTTCTTGGAAACATCACTGCTGTGAATACTACTACTAATACAATAACCGTTGATATTAATAGTGCTGCATTTACAGCGTTTGCATATCCAAGTTCAGCTACTGCAGGAGCAGGCGTTGAATTCCCACAGGTAATTCCTGTAGGGGAAACTGCAAACGACACCTATGCGAATAATTTAGGTGACGCAACAGACAACCAAGCCTTTAGAGGGGTACAAATTGGCACAACAGTTCAAACAACTGGTGTTCTTTACCAATGGGTAGCTCGTAGAGGAGTGGCTATTTAAAAACCATGGGGGTTAATTGGGACGACTCAGTCAGCCCCCTATTTAACATGCGAGGAAAAATGCCAACAGTTAAAGGAATAGCAAAATCTGTAACCCCTGCTAACGCAGAAGTGTTAGGAGAGTCAAAAGGAAGGATGAGCCCAGAATTAAAACGATTTATGGACGAAGAGGCCAAGTTGGTTACAGGCCGTTTCAAAAATTATGAAAGTCCCGGAGGACAACTGCCTTTTACAGGAGGAAAATATCCTGGACACCCAGTTTTTTCTCAAACATTTCAAGATGGGGAAACATATAAAGTTCCTCTTTGGGTCGCTAGATGGCTCAATGGAATTGATGTAACAGCAAAGGCTATAGATGGAAAAATTGGATCGTGCTCTTATCCTATACACGGATTCAAATGGGATGCCGGTAAATCTGCTCCTGAAAGTACTTTGGGAGAAGGAGGAGTTCCTGTTTCTGTTGTTGGAATCGCAAAACGAAAACAGAGATATGGATTTGAATCTTTGGAGTTTAACCCAGGCAGGTAGTGACTATTAATAATTTTTTTATTCCTAACCGCCAAACAGTTTCTGCAATTACTCAGGCTAATCCTGGTGTAGTTACAACAACACAAGCGCATGGATACGAAACTGGATTATTCGTGCGTTTTTTCTTTCCTTTAAATGTAGGGATGAACCAGTTGAAGGATAAAATAGTAAAAATTACTGAAATAAATGCTACCTCTTTTTCAATTGATGTGGATACCTCAAATTTCGATGTTTTTAACCCCGTAGGGACAGTGCAGACCCCACAGGTCATACCAGTTGCCGAACAAGGCTCTCTACTCTCACAGAGCGTGAAAAATAATGATAATATTACTCCGGAGCAATAAATATGTCTTTCCCCTCAACTTTAGCTGATATACGACAAAAAGTTCGTAGAATTACTGGGAGACCATCTGCGGCACAAATAACAGATGCAGAAATTGACAATTATGTAAATACTTTTTATCGATTTGATCTTCCTCAACATTTAAAGATGGAAAGTTTGCTCGTAAATTTTGAATTTACTACTACTGCAAATATTCCCGTTTATGATTTTCCAACAGACACATATCTTACTAATATGCCTCCGGTTTTTATAGCTGGATATCGAACCTATATGACACAATCTCGGGAGAATTATTTCCGAAATAATCCTCAGCTTAATTTTCTGCAACAAACTGTTGCAACAGGCGATGGATCTACTGGGCCCTATACCGGTACTTTGACACAGCTTCCTATTATACCGGGATTCAAGCCAAATCCACCTGGCTCGTATTCAGATAGTACAATAGCGGGAAACGATATAGAGGCCCAATTTTTGAAATGGAACGTGATTTTTTCTGGACTTGGAGCTCCGGATGCCACGAGCGGAATAGCGCCTTCCATAACTTTAGTCGACGACGGACAAGGAAATCTTTTCGATTCTACAGATACAACAACCGATCCCGCCTCAGCCCGAGGAACAATAAACTACATAACTGGAGCTTTTTCTCTAAACACATTTGCATCAGCTATTCCTGTTGGAAATGACATCAACGCTCAATATATTCCTTATGTAGCCTCGCGTCCTCAGCAAGTAATGTTTTTTGAAGACCAGTTTATCGTTTACCCGATTCCTGATCAGGCATATACCGTATCATTTGAAGTCTATAAATATCCGACTGCCTTAGCCAATTCAACTGATGATCCGCAATTGGCATCTTGGTGGCAAACCCTTGCATATGGCGCGGCATGCAAAATATTTGCAGATAATGCTAATTTTGAGGATTTGCAAAAATTTCAGATCCTTCTTGACGAACAAATGAAGTTAATTCTTAGAAGAACGATCATGCAGTATACAAGTGAACGCACTGCTACAATTTTCACTGAACAAACGCAACTAAATCAATATCCATTTGGCAATCTTTTTGGTGGTACCTAAGATTGATCATAGGTAGGGTTATCTACTTTTTGTTCGTCTAAGTATTCACAATATTCTTCTAAATCTTTAACCTTAACATGCAAAAAGCAAATATAAGAAAACAAAGATGTAAACAATAAAATTAAAACAATCCATTGAATCCTTTTCACTTCTTATTCCTCTCTTCAATTGCACATAGTCTCCCATGAAAATCCCGCATTTCTTCCAAAATCGACATATGAATTTCGTTACTTTTTTCTGCGATTCTCTGCATTTTAGATTCACTGTGCAAATAAAGTGTGATTGTTGTCCCAAGAGTGGTAAATGCTAACACGGCCAATTCGATTACGGGGATCCAATTAATTATATTACTCATTTTTTCTCCGTTGTTGAATGCTCAAAAATCTTTTTCACTTGTTCTTTCGCTATATCTTACCAAATGATATATAAAGGATATATATAAACTTTTTTTGAGATCACGTTTTAGTGAAAGGAGGCTCCCATCACATTTAATCCAAATATTCCACAGAGCGGAGATATCCCATCTCAGTCTCAGGGAGAGATTTTAACAAATTTCCAGCAATTAAATACAGTCTTCGATGTAGATCATGTACCTTTTAACGATACCACAGCCGCTAATCGCGGTAAACATGATCAAAGTACATATATTGAATTGGCAGCAGACCCAGCTACAGCAGCAAACGAAGCTGCAATTTATTCTAAAGATGATGGTGGCAATACTCGACTCTATATGAGACAGGAAAGCAATGGAACTGTAATTCAGCTTAGTGGAGCAGATCCTACTTCTGCCACATCTGGATCAACCTTTCTTCCTGGGGGCTTAATTCTTAAATGGGGAGTCAGTTTAGTTACTGCAGATGGAACTGTTGTTGTTTTTGCAGGAGGGGCCTTCCCAACTGCAGTTTTTGCTCTTACTATGGCTGAAAGGCGCAATGGCACTTCAAATACCGCTACATATTTTACCGCTCTTACCACTGCTGGTTTTACAATTAAAACAAGTACCGGGGGTAATGATGCTGTACATTATATGGCAATAGGAAATTAATGCCTTACAAACCTTTTTATATTTCTAGTTTTGAAAATGATTCTGGTTTAGATAATTCTAAAGAATCTTTTCTAATTCCTGAAAAGGCCTTTCCAGAGCTGGAAGACGCATATGCCTGGAGAGGGAGAATTAAGCGGCGCTTAGGATTTGAGAACCTAGGAAGATTGTGTCGATCTGTTACAGCTCTTGCAATGGATGCAACAGATGGCACAGCGACTTATACAGATTCAGATATTTTAAACACGTTCCGGGCTAACGAGCCTGATGCTGAAATTATTCCGGGCTCAGTAACAATAACAATAGACGTAGGAAATCCAAATGAAACAATTTACCGTGACAACGTTACAGACGGAGTCCTCACTCATATTTCCGGCCCTTTCACCGGAGCAGGGGTTATCAATTATGTTAGTTCTACTGGCGCTGTTACGATAACGTTTACAGTTTCCCCTGGAGCTGCATTGGTAGTCGAAGGAGATGTGCAATACTGTCCGGCACTTCCTGTCATGGGATTAAGGACTAGAGAAAGCTCAACCCTGATAAACAACGAACAATTAATTGCTTTTGATACGATTTATGCATATCAATTTTCTGGTGGCCAATTTATAGAATTGCTTGCTGGCACTATATGGTCCGGTTCAAATTCTGACTTCTTTTGGACAACAAATTATTATCAAAATGGTAATGGTGATATCTTCTGGGCAACTAATTTTTCAGGACCCACCGGAGATCCTATAAGATATTACGATGGAGTTGCCTGGACCAACTTTTTGCCGATAATAAATGGGGCAAATGAACTTCATCAATCTTTAATATTGATTCCTTATAAAGATCGGTTACTTGCAATGAACACATGGGAAGGCGCAACCCTTGCAGGATCAACTGCTTTTCCTCAAAGAATTCGTTTTTCTCAAAATGGAGACCCTACTGACCAGGTAAACGGATGGCTTGATGATGTTGTAGGTCGAGGAGGATTCATTGATATTCCTACTAATGAGGCCATTGTCTCTGCAGAATTTATTAAAGATACATTGCTTATAAAATGTGAAAGATCATCCTGGAAAATAATTTATACGGGAAATGAAACTCTTCCTTTTATTCTTCAACAAATTAACACAGAACTGGGAGCTGAATCAACTTTTAGCATAGTTCCTTTTGACAGGGGAGTTTTTACTGTAGGTAATTATGGAGTTACATCTGATGATAGTGTAAATGTCGCAAGAATAGATGAAAGAATACCCGACATTGTATTTTCTTTTAATAATGATAACGAAGGGGTCGAAAGGGTTTATGGAATAAGAAATTTTCAACAACAGTTGGTTTATTGGAGTTTTCCGAATTCGGCTGAAAATCCTACATTTCCAAATAAAATATTAGTTTATAACTACATAAATCAAACCTATTCAATTTTTAATGATAGCTTCACGTGTTTTGGCTATTTTCAAAGAGGAAGTGATTTAACTTGGGCTACTCTTGGTTATCCTTCTTGGGCAGATTGGACAGATCCATGGAATAGTGGGTTAATCCAATCGCAGTTTCCTGATGTAATTGGAGGTAACCAGCAAGGTTATGTTGAAGTACTTAATCGTTCTATTTTTAATGATGTGTCTTTGTCTATTACTTTGGTTACTACTGGCACTCCAGACAGACTCACCGTACCCAATCATAACTTGCAATCTGGAAGGTTCGTAAAAATAACAGAAGCGATTGGTTATACACAGGCTTTTGCTGCCGAAGCAGTGGGGACAGCATTAAATGCTTCAACAACATTTACGGGGTTTCTAGATAATATTCCTATTGAAGCGGTTTCCCCTTCATCTTTAACCATTACGATAGGAGCCAATAGCTTTACAGATAATGGAGATGGAACTTTAGATTTAGCCGGGGCGGTTGCCGGAACAATAAATTATAATTCTGGTGAATTTACCGCAAATTTCACAATCTTAGGCGCTGATACAGCTGTTATCGCTGCATACACCCAAACAATGAACGGCGGTATTTTTAAAGTTATTAAAGTCAATGATAATCAACTAGATTTAACTAAATATAATTTCCAAACTGGAACGATTGAAAACTTTGCCATTGGAACGCCTACGGCTTATTTAGGAGCGGGCAAATTGACTGTCTTAAATAATGTAAATATCTTGACAAAAAGGTTTTCTCCTTATTATGAAGTAGGATCTCAAATTCGTCTCGGTTTCGTTGATTTCTTTTTCGAAAAAACTGAAGAAGGCGAAGTGACGGTAAATTTATTTGTTGACGAAAATTCGAGCATTTCTATCAACGATCCCACCTCTTTTAGCAATGAAGGTTTATTAGGGGACAATATTATTTTAACTCGTCCCGAAGACCCTTCCCATCTTACTTTTCAAGCTAACCAGGAAAAAATATGGCATCGAGTGTTTTTTTACTCTCTTACTCAGAATTTTCAGCTTCAATTAACTTTTGATGATGCACAGATGTCGACGGAGGCAATTAATTCTAGTGATGTAATTTTACATGCTATGACTTTTTATCTAACAGATAATGTAAGGATCATTCAGTGACTTTTCTTCCTTCTAACTCCAAATCCCCCTTTCTTCCTACCACTCAAGTTTTTCCCGAAGATGAATCCCAACGCCTAATTGTTTTGACTGACAATTACACGTCTTTAGCTCAAAATATCAATCAGCGAGAAATAGGAACCTTTGAAACCATAGAACAACTTAATGGGCAGCAATTTTTCAATGCAACTGATCCAGAAAAGAAGAGGTTTGCTTATCGAAAAGTTTTTGTTGTGGGAGCAATAGCTGCTGGAGCAACCTCTACAATTGCTCATGGCATAACAGCAGCAAATACAACCACAACATTTACACATATTTATGGAACTGTTCGAACCGCTACAATTGATAATAGGCCTATTCCTTATTCGAGTGCTACTGCTGTTAATCTGCAAATCGAAGTAAATGTAGACGCAACAAATATCAATATTATAAATGGAGCGGCCGCTCCGGCTATCACTTCAGGAATTGTCGTTTTGGAGTTCATCAAAAATTGACTCTAGTATGTAAATAATTTTTTTAATACTATTGGAGAAAAGGAGAACACAATGGTTAGTATTTCAGGAGCGGGAAAAGGGGCATTATCGGGAGCCGGTACCGGTGCTACGATTGGTTCAATTATTCCAGGATTAGGAACTGGATTAGGAGCTGCAATCGGAGGCGGTATTGGTGGTTTAGCGGGATTATTTGGAAAATCCGGGAATGGATTATTTACTCGGAAAGGAAAAGAGCAACGCTTTGAGCGCTTTACGCCCGAGCAACAACAGCTTACTGAATTATTGCGTAATATTCTTAGCGGTCAAGGAGAACAGCCCCAAGGTGGCCTTTTAGGAAGTTTATTTGGTGAAGGGGGATTCGACGCTTTTGCAGCTCCTGCTATGCGCCAATATCAAGAAGAAATTGTTCCTGGACTTGCGGAAAGATTTTCAGCATTAGGAGCGCAAAAGTCTTCCGGCTTTCAACAGGCATTAGCTCGTTCTGGAGAGAATCTTGCAACTCGTTTGGGAGAGGCAAGAGGACAGCAACAACAAGGCCTTTTAGGGGCTTTATTGGGACAAGTAATGCAGCCTCAATTCAATACACAGTATACACCTGGAGGACCCACAGGATTATCTCAAGGTTTATCTGGGATCGCAGGGGGAATAGGTCAAGGATTAGGACAAGGCCTTGGAGGCCTCGGTCAAGGCAATCTTTCGGACCTTCTCTCTAGACTTTTAGGAGGTGGTCAATGAGCTTTTCAGTGGGACAACCGGAACAAACCGGATTAGATGCTATTCTTCAGGGATTAGGTGGAGGAGTAACACAAGGACTTCAGCAAAGTTTAGAAAGTTTTCATGAAAACAAGCAACAACAACAGCAAACTGAAGCACTTTCACAATACATGCCTAAAGAGGCGGCTCTCTCCATTTTAAAGGCCCCTAAAGAATTACAAAAACCGCTTCTTTATCAAGCCTTGTATGAGTCTCAAGTTCAGCAGGGAGCTCCGCAAAAATTTGGGGAACAAACAAATGTTGAAATTGATCAAAATAATCAAACCCAAATGCCTTCTCAAAAACAAGGAATTGCCGGAAGAACAGATGAACAACTTAAACAATTATTAAGTAATCCTCTGTTTGCGAAAACAGCTGAATCTGAACTTAAAGAACGACAAGGAGTAAAAACGGCAGCTCTTAAATCAGATATAAAACGCTCGGATAAGTTTTTAGATGAAGTCAATACAGATAGAGATTCTACAAGAAGATCTCTGAGCTCTTTGAGTTCGATTGAAGACGCATTAGATAGAAAAGATTTAGGATTTTTTAGTCCTGACAACTTGAAATCTATGGCAGGATTTGATCGCTGGATTAGCCCTGAAGGAGCCATTTTAAATACCGCAGGTAAGGAATTTTTTATTTCCGATTTACAGCGAGTTACTGGTCGTCCAAATCAATTTTTAGAAAGAATTTTAAGTCGCGCTATTCCTCAAATAGGAAAATCAAATGAAGCAAATCAGACAATTGTTGAATTTTATAAAAACGCTCTTGATTTAAAGGAAGAAAAAATAAAAATCTCAGATTCTTTAGAAGATTATTATAGAGAAAACCTCGGGTATGTCCCGGGAAATATTGGGCGCCTTGTTGATGCTCAGCTTAAGCCATATGCAAAAGTAAAAGAAAAAGAATTAATGCAAATATTTAAAAAAGGCGAAGAAAAATTTGGGAAAGGAAAAAATGTTACTCGAGAACGTGCTCAAGATATTTTAAGAGAAGCAAAAGGAGATAGAGAATTAGCTAGAAAAATAGCTAAAAAAAGAGGTTATGATTTTTAATGCCTGATATTTTTGATGAGATTTCTCTTGAAGAAGAAATGCCTAAAAGAGATGCCTTTGATGAAATTTCTTTTGAGCCCTCTCCAACTTTTAAGGAAGAATTAGGGCGGCATACAGCTCGCACAGCCTCACGAATAGGAGAAACCTTAGCTGGTTTGCCTGGAGATATTGGTCGCCTTCTTCAAGCTGGAGCGGGGGCAGCAGAAACCCAGGCTGCTAAAGTCAGAGAAAAAATTGGTTTAAAACCATTAAAAGAAATCAGGGCGCCTCCCGGACTTCCAGGATCACAAGAATTAAAAGATTTGTCTTCTAAAATATTTGGAGAAAAAGTTCTTCCTAAAACAAAAACAGAAGCGTTTATTGACAATATTGTTTCCGATGCCGCTGCACTAGCGATCCCTCTAAAAGGAAAAATCCCATTTATCCGTTCAATTGGTACAGCAATTGCCGGGAATCTAACCCAAAAAGGAGCTGAAAGGTTGGGTTTGGGAGAAAAAGGGCAAACCGCAGCAAAATTGGGCGCTTTTTTCCTTTCTGGTTTAACAGGGAAAGGGAATGTCAAAAAATACTGGAAAGAACAATATAAATTATCTGAAGAAGCTGTTCCCAAAAATACTAAAGTAGAAACTTTTAAATTGGAAAGAAAGCTAGATAATCTCAGCAGAAAATTGGAAAAGGGCATAACGACCCCCTCTAAATCCTTTGTGAGCGCTCCCTTAAATAACATACGAAAAAAAATAAAAAAAGGAACTGTAAAAATTGACGAATTAATCCAATTTAAAACAGACATTAACGAGCTCAGAGGAAAATTATATAAGGATCTTACCGGAAAACAGTCAATAAATTATGCACAAGGGAAAATAAATGATTTATCGGCTTTGCTTGACTCTGAATTGGCAGCATATGGGAAAGAAAATCCGGCCTTTTTAGAACATTATAAAAATGCGAATGAAGCTTATGCAGGGTTTAATCAAAGCAAAAGAGTGGGGCGCTGGATAAATAGACAGCTTAAAGGAATAGGAAAGCCGGCTCTTTTATTGATCGAAGGAATGTTTCCTAAGCTTGTGCCCGCCAGCGCGGCGGCTTTTGTAGGTCTAAAAGGAGGAGAAATGATTACTCGAGTGATGAGAAATCCTACTTTACGAAGATTTTACGGAAATTTAGTAAAAGATGCCGTTAAAGAAAATACCGGTGGATTTGTTAAAAATCTTCGCGCATTGGAAAAAGAGATTAAAAAATCCGACCCCGATATTTTTGATAAATTAACTAGCGAGACAAATCCCGACTAGAATTCCTAAAATTATCCATGTCATTTTATTCTTCTCCTATTTTTTTATTTCTAGATTCCCATTGTCCTCTTTCTTCAAAACGACCTTCCAGTCTTGTCAAACGATTATCGATATTAAGAACGCTAATCTTAATATCTTTAAGAACGGCATCAATCTCGGAAATTTTTTTATTTACCTTCTTCATCCTTGAAGATGTAATTATCCACACCACCACTATCATACTGAGAATTTGATGCAGATCGAATTCTTTAATGAAATTTACAATTTCAATCATTTTATTCCTCTCCTATTTTTTTATCGTGAGATTCCCATTGTTTTTTTCCTTCAATATATCCTTCTATTCTAGACATGCTTTTATCTAAATTTCTTAAATTTACATTGATATCTTTTTTCATTTCCATTAATTCTATATTGATATCTTTTTTCATTTCCATTAATTTATTTATCATCCAACCAAATGCGGCAAACACTGGAACAAGAATAGATAAAATAATAGTAAGAACTTGCATCCAATCCATTTTATTATTCTCCTATTTTTTTTCTTCCCGCATAATTTCTTTTAAAGATTTCCCCATGGCGAGTTGAAAAATCCTATTGTCCAACAATTCGAATTTCGAGTTAAAATCGGTTTTGAAGTTTCTAACGATAACATAAATAAGGCCAACAACTGCCGTTCTTGATCCGATAATAGTCCAAAAAATCACCCAATCCATTTTATTCCTCTCCTATTATTTGATCATGTTTCCCTTCAATATATCCTTCAATTTTAGACAATCTTTGTCCTTGTTGACTCAATATTAAAACTATTTTATCTAATTTATCATCAATTCTTGAAAATTTCTTTGATATAACAGTAGCAACTGAAATTACAGTTCCAATTATTGTACAAACTGCAATGATTATACTTGATATATCCATTTTAATTTTCCTCTGCTTTTTTATCTTTGGATACCCATTGTGCCGTTCCTTCAATATATCCTTCTAAACGAGAAAGTCTTGAATCCAGTTTATTTATTTTTTCGGATAAAGAATTAAAACCTTTATCCATTCTCATAATCATCCATCCAAAACCTGCCGCCATAGGAAGGGTTACTTGTAAAAATATTGTCCAGCCCATTTTATTCTCCTACTTTTTTCTCTTTGGATGCCCAATTTCCTCTTTCAGTAAAACCACCTTCTAATCGACTCATTCGCACATCTAGATTCCTAAGGTCTTTTTGAATCTCCTTTAAATCTAATGTAAAGTTATCGAATTTTTTATCTATTTTATCAAATCGTTTTTCTATTTTACCAAATTGTTTTCCTAAAACTTTAGTTATAGAAATAATTAGTGTAAGTACTGAACATACAGCGATTATAATTTCTGCGATCATTTTATTTCTCCTTTTGACAGTTTATACATTCACAAAACTCATCAACATCGATCAAAACCTTTCTTCCTACCTTGATAAAGGCCCTAGCAAAGCCATTTGTTTTGCAGTGCGCTCTCAAATTTCTTAAACCATTAAAAGTATAAGCATTCTGACGTTTCGCATATTCCCTAATGGATAGATAAACTTTTATTGGTTTCATTGCACTTCATTGTACTTGATTGTGTTATTTTTGTAAATATATAGAAATTCTTTTAATCGCGTGATATTGTAAAGAAAAACTTTTAATAACCATAGAGGATCGTATGGCACGCAAGCAAAAAACCCAACCACAAGTTTTATCCGGGAGTCCAAATCCCCAATTTACTGATTATGCTCCAGAACCCATTGAATCAACAAGAGCGCCTACGACTGCAGATGTAGGGTATGCATTTGGGCAATTATGGGTTAATACCTCTACAGGCATCATTTATGGACTTGGAGCTGTATCCGGAGGGAGCGCTACATGGAACCTTCTAAGCCCTGGAGCTTCTGATGTAGATACTCTCACAGGGGACGGAGGGGGTGCCATTTCGCCTGCGGGGGGCAATATTACACTTGCTGGTGGAACGAATATTACCACAAGTGGTGCTGGATCTACAATTACCTTTAACCTTGATGCGGCTATTACACTAGCGACTTCTGTTACGTCTGCTCTTTATACGGCCGCTGCAGGAACTGATCTACTTATCACCGCTCCTGTAGGCCAAGACATCATCATGAAAATGGGTGATGCAGCAGCAGCCAATAAGGTTTCTTTTACTGATACTGGGGATGTAGAAGTTGCTTCCATTGATTCAAACGGAGCTCTGACATTTGGTGCTATTACATTTACTGGACTTCTGACAGCGAGCGCTTCTGCTACAATCGAAACAGCGGGCACCGCGCTTAATCTTGGCTCCGACAACGATGCTGGTGCAGTAAATCTTGGAGTAGGAACAACTGCAAGAGCAATATCTATTGGTTCTTCAGCAGCTGCTCATACTATTACAATTGGGACAGTCACTGGTGCTGCGTCCCTAGATCTGCTATGTGGAACAGGAAACTTCACTTTAGAAGGGAATGTCGCATCCACTTATGACATATCCAATACTGGCGTTAATACTGGCACAGTAAATATTGCTGGAGGGACTGGAGCTCGCGCAATTAACATTGGAGCGGGAGGAACCGGAGCAAAAACAATCGGAATCGGCGCCGACGCATCAGCTGATGTAATCACAATCGGTGATACAACAGGCGCTGGCAGTCTGGATTTAGTATGTGGAACTGGGAACTTCACTTTAGAGGGGAATATCGCTTCAACATACAACATCTCAGCTACAGGAGCAAACACTGGAACATGCACATTTGGCGCAGGGACCGGTGCAAGAATCGTAAATCTAGGAACTGGTGGAACAGGCGTTAAGACAATAAATGTCGGAACCGCTGCTATTGGAAATATAATAACAATTGGGACTGTAACAGACGCAGCTAGCCTTGATCTTATTTGCGGAACCGGGAATTTCACTCTTGAAGGAGATGTAGCTTCTACATATGACATTTCAAATACAGGAGTCAATACCGGAACTGTGAATATAGCGGGAGGGACCGGCGCAAGAACAATCACTATTGGAGGAGGCGGTACAGGAGCCAAAACCATTAACATGGGAGCTGCTGCATCTGCGGACTTAATCACAATTGGGGACGCAACGGGCGCTGGGAGCCTCGATTTAGTATGCGGTACTGGAAATTTTACTTTGGAAGGAAATGTTGCTACCACATATGACATCTCTGGAACAGGCGTAAACACCGGAACTATCACAATCGGCGGTGGCACCGGAGCTCAGACACTTAATGTGATGAACTCAACGGGTGTAAAAACTGTGAATTTAGCTTCAGGAGCGGCTGCTAATGTTGTTACGCTTGGATCTACTACTGGGGCAGCATCGCTAACATTGCAAGCTGGCACAGGAGAAATCACAGTTACTGGAACTGTAAAAGAGATAACATCAGAATTTACCACTCGTAGTGGTGATTCCGTGACTTTCACTCAATCTCCTGTAATGTCTACGGCAGCTAACACAGGGGGAGTTCCTACTGGTGCCACTGGAGATGTCAACATAATGAGTCTTCAAGAAGGCATTATAATGGAACAGTTCATCATTGGAGCGGGACAAACAATTATAGCTCCTAGAATGGATGGAACCGGCCTATCATGCGCTCTTGATCTAGTAATTACTGAAGGTGTGGAATATAACTTTGGAGCTGCAAGAACAAATAGTCGACATGCTTTCACAATTGGTACAAGTGCTGCGTTCTTTTTCGAGGTTCAGTTCAATATTGAAGATATGAGCGCCTGCAATCCTTTTGTAATTGGATTTAGGAAAAGCGAGGCTAACAATGCAACGTTTGCCGACTATACAGATTATGGAACGATTGGAATGAATTCAGGTACAAGCGCTACAGAAATCGTGATAATGGACGAGCTAAATTCTGGCGGTCAAACCATAACAAATACTACTGATGTATGGGGAGGGGATGGAACAGCAAACACTCTTCGTGTTTTGGTAAGCAGCGCCGGGGTAGTTACTTATACAATAAACGGAGCTGCGCCTAGCGCAACGAATGCTTTAACTTTTGATAATGCTGATGTAGTTGTTCCATTTATGCACTTTGTACAGTCAGGTGATTTATCAGAGTGCCATCTTATCAGCATGAAAGTGGGATTCACAGCTTAACACATAAGGAGAAAAAATGGCTTACGGAACACGAGCTACCTTTGATGCAATCAGAGAACTAGCGTTTGGAGGAATATCAGCAAATTATGCAGCTATTGGAGTTGCATTAACTGATCATGCACGATTAGTAAGATTTGTAAACACTACAGATGTAGAAATATACATTTCGTTGGATAATTCTACTGATCAAATAAGAATGGCAGCAAATAGTTTCTTCATTCTAGATTTTTCTTCTAATAAAGTCAGAGATGATGGGCTTTTCGTCCCGGTAGGAACTATTTTTTATACCAAACAAGTCTCGGGTGCCCCAACATCTGGGTCTGTTTGGGTAGAGGCAATCGCTGCTTCCGGAGGAATATAGAAGTGACTAGTTTAGCTCATCAATGTGAATATTGTGGAAAAATTACGGAAGCTAGAAGTAATTCTTCTCTTAAAAGAAAAAAGGTAGGTGTTTAATGTCACAAGGAGGCGCCAATAATGTTACAGGAAGCGGGGCCGATGGCATTGAAACTGTTACAGCAAATAGCGGCGGCGTTGTAGGGCCAGATGCGGCTTTTAATATTGATATTGTTGGAAACAATGCCGTTGGAATTGATATTGTAGGAACTCCAGGATCAAATCTTTTAACCATTCTTGGTCTTTCGGCCTCAGAAACTCAAGTAGGAACTGTAGAGTTAGCTACAGCAGCAGAAACTACAACGGGAACCTCTACAACATTAGCTGTTCACCCTTCTGGTTTAGACACAAAATTAGGCGCTCAGACTTCCAACGGACTGATTTATGGATCTGGTGGTGCTGGAACAAATCTTGCCGCACTAGGAGAAGCAACTGACGGGCAACTTCCTATCGGGGATACAGGAGGAGCTCCAATCTTAGCTAATATCACTGCGGGTTCTAACATTACCATCACAAACGCTGCTGGATCAATTACTATTGATGCGGATGGAGGAGGAATTCTCAATCTGACGGCTATAACGGACGCAGATACTCCCTATACAGTTCTGGCAGCCGATGAATATTTAAGTTGTGATGTCTCTGGAGGGGTTTTAACTATTCGTCTTGCAAATGCTCCAACAACTGGAAGGGTAGTAATACTGAAGGACGCAGGAGGAGATGCGGCAACTAACAATATCACTGTAACCACCGTGGGGGGTGCCGTAAATATTGACGGAGCCGCTACTTTTGTTATGAATACTAATTTCGAAGCAGCTAATTTTATCTTCAACGGAGCTACATATGAGGTATTTTAATGGCATATAAACAAATTTCTCCGAAAATAGTTGCTGAGGGTGGAACTGGCGCTGTTACTCTCACTGATTTCGGCGTACTCGTTGGATCTGGAACTACAGCGATAACTCCGCTGGCAGTAGGAACCACGGGAGAACTTCTTATTGGGACATCCGCAGCAGATCCTGCTTTTGGCTCTTCTGCAGCTGCAGATTTTACTTTCACTACTGCATCGGCAGGAACAACAAGAGCTCTCACGGTTTCAAATACTGATGCGACGGCAGCAAATTATTCTTCTGCACAACTGGATCTCATTGCCCAATCAGCGTCCACAGGAGATCCTTTTGTGCATTTCAATGTAAACACCGGCCAAGATTATGCGCTTGGCGTAGACAATTCCGATTCGGACGCATTGAAAATCAATGATGACACCGATCCTTCTACCGGAAATAATTTATGGAAAATGACGTCTAGCGGAGAGCGCATTCTTCCTTTGCAACCCGCCTTTAGCGCCTATCTCCCTAGTGATGATTTAAACGAAACGGGAGATGGGACTATTTATACCTTAGGAGACACTGATGTAGGAACCGCTTTAACAGAAGAATTCGATATTGGTGGAAATTTTACCCCAGGAGCCTCGGGGGGAGCCCTGTTTACTGCGCCAGTTGATGGTATTTATGTGTTCATCATTAATTTTTATTTATATGGTATCACAGGATCTCATACATCTACTATTGGTGCTTTTGCCGGCTCTGGAATTACAACTCATCGTTTTGCTCAAAATGATCCTGGAAATGTTAGCGCGAGTGGGGGTTTTATGGTAGTTGGTGGGACAACGATTTATCAAATGTCTGCTTCCGATACTCTTCAAGGAACTATACAGCTATCAGGAAGTACCAAAGTTGTAGAAATAGGAGGTATTCAGGGATTGACATATCTTCAAGGATATTTATTAGGATAAATTATGCCATTTGTAGATAAAAGTACTTTGACCTACCCAGCAACAAATGCCTTTCCAGTAAGGAAGTGGCTCGATCCAGCACGCAATCCTGTTTCTGGAGCAAATGGGGATTATAAGAATTTTCAGGTGTTCGATATTTGGATAAACGATGCTAATGATTCTGCTTGGATAATGGTTGATAGAACCGTAAATTCCGGCACTTGGATTCAAATGGCTGCTACAGGGACTGGAATTCTCACGATAACTGGGGACGCCGGAGGTGCCGTGGGCCCTGATGGGGCTGATAACATTAATATTCTCACTACAGGGAATTTAACCCTTACTGGGAATCCGGGCACAAACACTCTTACCCTCGTGTTAGATGGCGCAGTAGCTGATACATACACAACAGATGCAGGAAATGCCGTTCCAGCAGCAGGCGTTCTTAATATTTTAGGAACAGCTGGCACAAGTACCTCAGGAGCAGGAAATACTGTAACAGTTACTTCTGGACCCACAGTTCCTACTTCTTTTGTTACGGACGCTGGGACTGCAACGCCGGCATTAAATATTCTTAACGTTTTGGGAGGAGCCGGAATTGACACCTCTGGAGCAGGTGATACAGTTACAGTTACTGCCGATGCGACAATTGCAACAACATATACTTGTGATGCAGGAGCAGCCACTCCAGCAGCAAACAATCTTAATGTCGTAGGAGCTGGATCGGCTAGTACTTCTGGGGCGGGCTCTACTGTTACTATTACCTCAACCGGAGGAGGGCTTACATGGACTGAAGTTGTCGTAGTAGGTCCTACTCAAATGGCCATTGATAATGGATATGTGGCAAATAATGCTGCCCAAGTTGGATTGCTTCTTCCTTTAACAGCAGCTTTTGGAAGTGTAATTCAAGTTGTAAATGAAGGAGCTGGTGGATGGCAAATTACTCAAAATGCAGCTCAACAAATTTTAATAGGTGCATCCTCTTCTACTGTAGGCGTAGGAGGAAATATCAGCAGTACAGGCGTCGGAGATTGCATAGCAATGGTATGTATCACGGCAGATACAACATGGAGAATATTTAGTTCAAACGGAAACTTAATCATAACGTAGGCGAAAAATGGTCGACTCAAACAACGCAATAAATAATACAGTTGGTGCTTCAATTTCTGGAGTAACCAATACTTTTACCATCACGAATCCCTCAAACACAGCCTCTTCGGTTGCAAGAGAGACTATTACTGTCGGAGGAGCATCATCAGGGGACCCTTCTCTCAATTTTAATGTGTCAGGAGTTACCGATTTTGAAATGGGAATCGACAATAACGACTCTGATAAATTGAAAATTTCTGAGGGAACCGCGCTTGGGACAAATGATACTTGGATCATGACGACAGCTGGCGAAAGGACAATGCCTTTACAGCCTGCATTTCAGGCATATTTAGCAAGCACTGATAGTAATATAACTGGAGATGGCACAAGTTTTACATTGGGAGATACTGATGTAGGAACAGCATTAACAAGCGTTTATAATATTGGCGGTCATTTTACCTTGGGAGCTTCTGGAGGGGCATTTTTTACCGCTCCTGTGGATGGGATTTATTTGTTTAATTCTTCCTTAAACTTATTAAGCATTTCTGCTGCGCACACGAGATTAATAGCCTCTTTTGGATCATCAGGAAGCGTTACTCGAGTTTTTCGAATAGCTGAATTCAGTCCCGCTACTTATCAAACAGCAAATAATACGTGTAATTTTAACGGAAGTGCACATATACAATTGGTTGCCGGAGATAAAGTTTCCTTTACTTTCGCAGTTTTTAATGGCGCTAAAACGCTTGATCTTTTTGGCTTTGCCGCCTCACCTCCTTCTATTACATGGATGAGCGGAATCTTATTGGCCTGAAGTTGCTCTTACTGACTTTTCCTGATCAAATGATCGATTAGCATTTTTGCGTTTTAAGGGGCCAAATTGCGTCTATTTTAGCCAGCCTAAAAGGTTGGACGTCCATGTTCGTTTAAAGGCCGTCAGTGCCGCCTAAAACGTGATATCGACGCATTCTTTACACATCAGCCCTCAAATAAAAACTCATTTCATTTTTGAAGCCAGGAAAACTTTGTTGAAAATTTATATTGGCACAATGTTTTCCTCTCTTATCGGCAAAAGATATTTGCACACATAAAGGAATCGCTCCTGGATAAACATTGAAAACATCTTGAGTGTCCTGAAAAGGAGGGAGTTCTTCTCCATTTAAACATTTAAATTTTGGTTTGAATACAACATGTTTTACTTCCTTCCCTCCGTGTCTAAAAAATTCAACTACTTTACATTCTAATTTCATTAAATTTTTAGATAAATTCGAAGAAGCTTCTGAATGGAAAGTGGGCGTGAATAAGTTTCTCCATTTTTGGTAATTGCTTTCGCAATCTGGATGGGGTTCGGATGGGGGCCTTGCTTCTCTTGCACTATTTGACGAGGTCCATTCATTCATTTTTTCTTTACTCCTAAATATTTGCTTAATAGTTCTTCAAAAATCGATGGATTTACAGAATACATTATCTTTTCGTTTTTTTCAGGAATAAAAATATAATCTTTATACAGGACGATACGATTTCCATTTTTTTCTGATTTTAAGTAATCAAGAAGTCTCATAGCATTTTGTTTATTTTCTACCTCTATCGTTCCTTTGTTGGTGACTGGTGTCATTTGAGCATAAAGCTTATCAAATTGCTTTCGAAGAGTCTCAGCACTAAGAATGTTTTTGCACCAAAAGGAGTGGTCCATGGCAAAATCGATGACTTGCATTATTTCCTTCCACTCACGACCATCTCTTTGATGCATAAGACGAATCGTCGATATCCAATTATTCAGATTAGGATCTTTCATCTTCGGGAAAAGCTTTTGGAGCCTTTTCAGAAAATAGAGTGCTGTTTCAACTGCTTCGGGAGGTGGCGTCGAAGGTTTTTCAGAAACCTTGGACCCTTTATTCTTTTCCTTATTCTTATTAGTATATAGGTGAGGTCCGCCCTTTGGGAGGTCATATATCCGCCCTTTGGGAGTCCCTAGGTCCGCCCTTTGGGAGGAATTAGTAAACATTTCTTTATCGTCGAAAAGATCCCCTAAGTTTTTTAAATTAATTGAAAAATGTCTTTTTGAGGGGAGCCCAATTGTCTTTTTTTTGAATATTCCTAATGAGATCAGTTTTTTAATAGCATTTGTCTGAGGTTTGTCACCCAAAGTGGTATCTTCCTTGGCATCATCCACGGTATAATAAAAATACTCGTCTCCTTCTAAAGAAACTAAACGATCTTTGTTTTGTTCATAACGAGCTATTACCGCATGCAAAAAAATAGCTTCATGAAGGCCGATCTTATGAGCAAGCTCTCGATTAAATGTGCAGAAGTTTTTGGCGTTGAGCAGTGATAAAAAGTTCATTTTTTCTCCTTTTGTAAACTTTTGCAGGAGAAGCTTGACCTTAATCCGAACCCTTGTCTATGATCTGTGTTATCAGGTTTGGTTTGTAAGGCTTCTCCGCCTTTAATTTTTCCAAAACTGTGTAGGGAAAGGTTTCATTTCAAGTGTTTCGCGTTTCTCCTGCTTTTTAAAGGACCTCGTCGTGGGGTCCTTTTTCTTTACGCGTAAATCCATCCTAAAGAATGCTATCCAAAAAAGTCTAGGCAAAATCTCAAGAAGTTGTTATCCTCAAACCTTTTGCTAGGGTCATCGATGCTCACACATTGGATACAAATTTCATTGCTCGGATTTGGAATAATTCTCAGCACATTATTTTTTTTACGCTCCTCCTTTCTCAAAAAAAGAAATGCAGAAAAACTTGAGGGACTACTTATTCATTTGGGACACAAAATTGACATGGTAGATAGACATCTTCAAGAAGTGTGTATGGACATCAAAGACCTCACCATCCGAACAACGATTGTTGAAACGAGACTTGAAGAACGAAATGTTTCTCATTTGATTTCTTCTTTAGCAGCTCCAAAAAAGATTTCCTCATCATCCGGAAAACGCGGAAGGCCGCGTAAAACTCCTCAGCAATAAAAAAGGGCGCTTTTTAGGGCGCCCTAAATACTAGGAGTCTATCTATGCATGCTCTTCAAATAAAGAAGGCTGTCGTCCCTCATTTTCTTGCATCTCAATAGTTTTGTCAAGATTTTTCTTTGATATCCAGTTTGCATAGTGTTTTTGAAAGGGCTCAGGATTTTCTAACCAGCTTGTCAATACCTCTCGCATAGGTTTCTGTATTTTTTCCTTGCAAAACTCAAGATATTCTCTTAACCACTCTTTTCCTTGGATGTCGATATTGTTTTCGATGGCTTCTTGCATTGTATCTAAGCTTATCTCATCAGGTTGCTCAACTTCTTCGAGTGGCTGATGTTTCACTTCCACTGCTTGCTTAATCTCTTCTTCGACATAGCAACCCTTAATCACATCCGGGAAAAGCTGTCTAGCTAGCCTGCTTAATGCTCTAGCAAACAGCATGTCTTTGGGATACTTAAGCCACTGGTTTCTGTAAATTCCTGCTTGCTTGGCGTCTTCAATTGAAAAGCTTTCGCACCATGTATCATTGTTGTCTCTGCGTTTTCCATGTAAAATGCATATGTTCGCATCGCTTTTTTTATCTTTGGTAATGCTGTGTCCTCGGCGTCTGATCAAATCGTTCATCATAGTAGAAGTGAGCTCTACCTTTCCTTGGACGTAAAACATTCCTCCATTCAAGGCATCCAGAGGATCTACTCCTACTGCTTTAGCTTTCTGAACTATAGCAAATATACCTTCCGCTCCCATTTTTTTATAATGAGGCGTTTGCATAAGCACTTGGCATAGCTTATGTGTTTGTTCTACCGCTTCCACAGTAGTAACTTCTTCTTTTATCATCATCTTGTTCATTGTATTCTCCTTAGCGAATGATTTTTCGGGCCATCGAGATTGATAACCCCAAAATTTAATTTCCTCTTCCTCCTCTTCCGAGAGAGAAAGTTCTTTATCTTCTTCAATTTCTTCTTCTGGAACATCCCATTCCCATCTTGCATTTGTATCAATCATGAGTCGCCTATTTAAAGTATTTCCTTATACCCGCATAAACCTTTGCTTCAATTTGAGCAATAGCTTGGGCTTTTAGAATTCTTTGCTTGGTTTCAGCAATCTCGAATAAATGAGAAAGGCTTTCTTGCTGTAGCCTTGAGAGCTCAGCAAAAACTTTTTCTAGATCTGAAAAAGAAGGGGATGGTATATTAGATTTAATGCTCACGTTTTAACTCCTGGGTGTTAAACTTGCCCCGTGCTCAAACACGGGGTTTTTTCTATCTACATCTGGTAGTATGCGTTTACTGTTTACATTTGTCAACCATTAAAATACCGGTAGCTATGAAGAGCGGATGCGCACACTTCCCATAGCTTAGGGGTGATTTCGAAGTTATATACTTTTGCAACCTTCCCATCCTTTTTCAGATGTATAAACCAGACCTCATCCTCGATCTTTTTACCGCTCTTTTTTACGAGGTAGTGATAAAACGCAGCCTGTAGTGCCCACATTCTTTTATTGGGAGTCGCAGACGTCTTATAATCAAGAAGCGTCCCTCTCTCTTCCTCTATTCTAATGGCATCAACACACCCAGTAATTTTTAATTCATCACAGTAAAATCTTTCCTCCGTCATCATTTGGCTATAATCAAGACGCTCTTCTTTTTGCCATTTGTTCCAGCTTTCAAAATAACCCTCTTCATCTGCCTCTAGGTCTAGAAATATTCCATCTATTTCCGCACCAATCTTTGCATGCACATTAGTGCCGATGCGACACTTATTCGCTAATACATCTTTATCGATATGTGCTAAATGATTCCATTGACCTAAAATTGATGATACCCGTGTGTATCCTTCTTTGATTTCTTCCATAGACGCCTCCGTTGAAGTTTCCCTTGACAATTACAGGGGACTCCATTAATGTCAACAGTTAACAAATCAAAGAGGAAAAATGTCACAAGAAAGCGCTCAAGTCATCAAAGAATTCTTACAGAGAAACAATGTTACCATCACGGAATTTGCTAAATTTATAGATGTTTGCCGGTTGACTGTTTACAAATATCTGAAAGGTGGGAAGATCCAACCCAAGGTAGCAAAAAGAATCAATGCCGCTGTCTCATATCATTATGGGATCTCTATCCCAATGGATAAACTCCTAAAATAATTTCCTTCCCAAAAAAATCCCTCTCTTCTATTTATAAAAGTATGGGGGATAAATCG